GAGGCTTATTCGGATTTATCTGCGATTTCGTATGCAAAATGACGAAGCGAAAGATGGAGGACATGAATCTCGAGAGCGAGCAGCTATGCCTGCAGGAACTGGAGGGGACGGGCCCCTACCGGCTCGCTCAGAAGCGAAAGTGTTGGGCGGACGAGCAAGAAGAAATTTTGGCGTGCCTACTAAAGGACGGCTTGAAATTAAAGAATACCGATGCCGACGTTGTAATGAAATCGGACGACCGCACCGAGTACACAAACAACAGAAGAACCTCGTGTTCCTCTACTGTCAGCGGTGCAAGCCTGACGTCGGAAAGTGGCACGAATGGAAAGCAAGACTACCCTTCGAAGATATGTCATTCGAAGATTTCGTCACGTGGTTGTCAGAGAGAAAGCCAGGATACGACAAGCTGGGATCAATCAGTCCCGCTGTTGTGGAGCCTGGGCAATGGCACACCCACGCGTGCGATAAATGCCGAAGGGAGTATCAACATCAGCATCCATTTAAATCTTCCGCCCATAGGCAGTTTCCCGACCAATGCCCGTATGTCGATTGTCGTTGGTACCACAAAGGAAGAAATCCCACTCAATCGCGAGTATTTGATAGGTTGTGGGACTTACAAATGTCACCTGTGCCGACACGTCGACAATATGGCATGCCAGTGCCAGTTTTGCCAGTTTCGGAGGATCCTGTTCAAAATGATCAGAACGGATCAAACGACCCACCCGGAGAACCAATCGTCGGAGGGGGAAGTGATGAAAGTGCTGTTCAGCCAAGCAGCCCGACACCTTCCAAACTAAATTTCGTTGAAATACCATCGTATGCTGCTTACAGTGTTTGTCCGAGTGTTACATCATCTGCTGACAACCTGTATGAGGAAGTTATGGAAGGGATGGCAAAATTGGTTACCGAAGCTGCGAAAGCCAGTGAACGCTGGCTTGAATGTCCAACACAGGATCCCCCACCTGTACCATCTAGCTTGGGGAGTGAAGACAACATCACCACCGAATGTCTTGTCGAGCAAACCGTTGAGCAGGTGATCGTATTTCCAGAATACGAGACGGTTATTATTCAAGGGCCCAAATTTGTTCGTAATATTAAACAAAGAAATAGAATCTCAGGGCTCTTGAAGAAATTCAAGAAGAAGCGAAGCTCGACACCTGAGCCCAAACCGGTATGCCTATCACCCGGAGGGGTGGAAAGAGAGCCGGGGCGACGCCAGCCCATGAAACAACAAGCATTGCATGGGGTCAACCTAGTTGTGGAGGTTGATGAGAATAATATACCACGTGTTGATAAACGTGGGGAGCCGATTTTAAAATTGGTTGAAAATCCCGAGGCCCCGAAACATCAGTGGGAGTATTATGAGGGCGAGAGGGATTTTTATCAGTTAGATCCATCAAAATCGGTGTCGGTGGATGAGGAGTTGTTGGCGCATTTGCGTCAGCATGCGGTTTATCGCAAGCGGAACGTCCTATTACAACAGGAATTACAGCAGAGGGCGATCCGATGGATGAAGGAGAACCGCAAAGGATGGACGGAGAAGGAGAAAATGGCGGCTATGGTGTCGACTTGTGCCCTAGCGATGGTTCCAACACGCGAGGAGCGACAGGCGATAACCATATTACATCAGCCGCGCGAGTTTAACAACATTATACTCGCGGATAGATATGCACGTGGCGAAGTGTCAACTGCCACGGGATGGAAGAAGGGCTTGGGCCCTTTGTTTGCGGGCCGCAATAAGCGGCTCCCTGGCGAATAGGACGGCGAGCTCTTTCGCGTTTCTACCTGTGCTGGGTTCGATGTTGAATATCTTGATTACACCGGAGGCAGAGGTGGTATGTTAAGACCTGTTGAAAACGAACCCTATTATGTTGAAAATCTCATGGAGTGGGAGCAAGGCAGTGAAACGCAAGTGGATGGCAGGGGAGCTTCGCAGTGTAAGCACAGACGGTGTCTTACCTATATCGTACCTGAGTTTTTGGAGGGCATTGGTGCATATCAATGTTCTTCTTGGCAAGGGTGCGCTTGTAATGAAATGTTCGCCTTAACAAATCGTCATATCTTGAATACTCCGTTCGTTTCAATCAGGAAGGCTAGTGCGGTTTGCCATCCGTGGTTGTCGGTGTTAAAGCAGGAGATGCTGGCTGGGGACATCAGGAAAGCGTCAGTTAAAATGATGTTAGCTAGAATGAGTGGAAGAACTAGGAAACGATATTTGAATGCATTTGCGTCATTGGAACGTTATGATGTCGATGAGAAAGATAAGAAAGTTAAAGCTTTTGTTAAGTTTGAAAAAGGTGATCGACTCAAAATTGAAGATGACGCTGTGCCTAGGTTGATACAATATCGTTCGACGCGATATACAGCAGCATTGGCAAGGTATTTATACCCAGTGGAACACGCCTTATTTACCGTGGATATGAAGGGTAGATTGGGAGCGCCGATGAAGGATCGAGTTTATGCCAAGGGCATGAATTCGTTTGACATTGCGAATCGATTAAGGGAAATGGACAGATGGGATGATACTGTCTGGGTTTTATTAGATCATAGCCGATTTGATTCCTTTATGACAACACCATGGTTAAAAGAGGAACACAAATTGTATAAATTGGCTTATTCAAACTCAG